GTGGTGGTTATTAAAAAAAACATATGTTAGATAAAATATTCGGAGGTGGTGCTGCTGACCTCGTAAAAAGCGTAGGTGGTGTTATAGATAATTTACACACATCTAAAGAAGAAAAACTAGAAGCAGAAAAACAAATTAAAGACATGATTATGGGTTACGAAGCGCAAATGCAAAAAGAAGTAACCAACAGATGGAACGTTGATATGAACTCTGATTCATGGCTTAGTAAAAACATAAGACCTTTAGTACTTATATTTTTAGTAGTATCAACAG